TAGTTTTTCCTTGTCCAAAAGCATCACTAAGAAATTTAAAAAACTTATGTTTGTCGTTTTCAAATTCTGATTGAGATGTTCTTTGTGCTTTAAAACCACTATTTTCTGTGCATAAATTAAGATAGTCTGCGTAAGTTCTTAATTCTTTTTTTAATAATTTACTTTTGCAAAACGCATGTATCGTGCATATTTTATATTTAAAAAATTTTTTTCTTAAACCTCTTTCTATCATTTCTGGTAACTTTAATACTGCATCTTTTAATTCATCAGCAGCTACATTTGTGTGTGATAACATTATTATTTTTTCTGGACTGTAAGTTTTTAATAACTCTTTGTATTTTTCTATTAAAAATATATGTGTTTTTCCTGTACCTGGAGGACCAGATACAAATTTAGGCGTCTTCATGTGTTATTATCCTTTCTTCTATTTCTTGTGCTTCTCCTTCTATAATTAAATGATCTTTGTTTATATTATAGTTATCTATTTTATAAGAAGTGCAAGATCGTTCTTTGTATTTGCCTCTATATCTTTTTGCTCTTAAAATACGTTTGCATTTTAAAACAAGATCTACTCTTGCTAAACTTACTCTTTTTTCAGCTAAAAATTCATCAAATTTATTTAAATTAAATTCTAAACTATTATTTTTCATATTAAAAAATGGCATATTAAAATCTGCTAATTCTTTTTTATCTGAATAGGCCTTAAACTTATCAATAAAAGATTCAAACCATCCTATAAATCTTACGTCTTCGCTAGATTCCGGATCGTAATCTTGTGATTTAGTTCTTGCTTGAAATTTTGCTATCATCATTTTATCAAAATCCATCTCTTTCATAAAAGGTAAAAAAACAGCTGCCTGTTTCATTACTTCATCATAAAAAATTTTCTTTTTCATTAACTGCGGTCCTTCTACAGTTATGTCTGTTTCTATTTTCTTTCCGTCTTCTATTGAATAAATTTTTACAAAATATCTGTCGCTACCGTATTCTACTATGTCACCTATGTGTTCTTGTATTTCTTCACTATTATTTTTTATACCTATCCAATTAAATAATTTTGTAACATCTTTTTTATCTACATTTAAAACTTCTGCTAGTTTTGGAATGCCATATTGTTTTTCTGCTTTTTTACCTGTAGTTCCTTTTTCACTACGTTTTTCAGCTTCTGTATCGTTTGCTTCTATTGCAATGTTGTGAACAAATTTATCTATTTCTTCTGCTGTCCAATCTGTGTTTTTAATTAAAGTACCTGCTATTGCTGTACAATAAATATCTCTAGAACCTGCAGAAGGATATATAATTGTAAGAGCTGTAGACAAAGCAATCTTACTAACATCTATTACTACATTTCCACTGTATTCGTGAATGTCATTGTAATGTGACCATTCAACTGTTTCTCCATTGTCATCATAAGGAGATTCTGGAACTATAGTGTATCTTTCTTTACCACTTCTTAACTCACAAAGAGTCGCTCCATGTGGAAATTTTTCAAAGTTTTTTTCAAAATTTTTTGGAAGTATGTATTGTATAAATTTACTAGAACCTGTCCAAAGATAATGACTGTTAGGATTATTTCTTCTTCCATAAATTGCTCCACAATCTTTTAAGTAATGCGTTATAAATCTTCTAACTACAGGATTGTCTATGTCTAAATCAACGTGGTTGTCTAACCTTAATGCTATTTGTGCTTTTGAATAATTATTTTTCCATTCTTCTTTCGTTAAACTAAAATCATCTTTCTTCCAACTGACCCTAGCTTTTTTTTGATCAGTGGGTATTATCACGTGACCAAGATCAAGCCAATCTTCATAAGTAATAGGAATTTTGTTTACTTTTTCATTCATAAATTAAAAATGGGCGTTTCCACTCTCGCTTCGACGCCCATTACCTAGGATACTATAAATTCAAAGATTTTTTAGTTTGCTCTTGGACTTCAGGTTTAGCTTCAACTTCACCCTTACCTACAGATTCTGCAAAAGATTTTGCCATGTTATACACAGCTTTATCTTGCACAGGACCAACTTTAGATACATCCCATCCAAACCACGTTCCTTTGTCATTAGACATCTGAACAGTAGATAGATTATAAATGTGGCTA